TACTACAGCGAGCGCGAGCGCAGCATATCCTTCACAACTGAAATGGCAAAACCGGAACGGCAACGCTTGATTGACGAGTTGGCGCAAGGCAAGGATTACAACCAGTACGGCGCTTCAGCGCATGATGTAGGTCAAGACTTGGCGATGGAGCAAGTACGCGGGCAGTTCAAGGCAGCGGGTGCTAAGGAGTTGGCCGAAGACTTGCGCGATGCTTATGTGCAAGACGAAAAGTCATGGATGCGCACCCCGGAGCAGGCGCAGAAATACGCGCAAGAGTTCCCCGATGCCTGGGCGCAGACGGCTAACGATGGCGGTGGGAGACAGGATCAACTTCATGTAATGGCCTATGAGAAGGCATTACATAAGAAAGGCATTAGTACACAGGGACCAGGCTTCGCATACGCGCGCGAAACATTGAAGAATTATCCAATGGACGCGTTGGAGTCTGATGCTGCTTATAAGTCCATTTATCAGCGGTCACAAGCCTGGCTGCGCGGGCATGACATCGGGCCGGATGATTCAGTCGTGCTCTACCGCGGCATGTCACTGCCGAAGGGCGAGTTTCCCGAAGTGGAAAGCACACCGATAGGTGAAACAATCCGCTTCAAGTCGAATCCTTTGTCTTCTTTCTCGCTGCGTTACGATGTGGCGCAAGGTTTCACACAGGGGCATGTGCCGGGGCATTATGGCGTGGTGGTTGGCGTGCGTGTGCCGGCGAAGGCGATCTTCGCCCATTGGGCGACGGGTATGGGTTGTGCCGACGAAGATGAGGTGATCGTCTTGGGCGACTATCTGGCAGATGCCAAGCTCTACAAGGTGAAGCATTATGACTGACAAGGCGCTGGAAATCGACGCTATCCCGGAAAATGCTGATTGGCTGCTGGTCTTGCAACGCCAGCACGAAGCCGCGGGCGGGCCGGTATCCGATGCTACGCTACAAGCGCGCCTGAACGCACAAGCTGACAAGCTGGCGTCCGATGCCAAGTAGTCCGTTTCGCGGCAACCTTCCCGGCTATGTTTGGGACGCCAGAATGCGCGGCGGTCGCTATCGCATCATCGACGCGACGCGGCCGAGCGGCCTGGGGGATCTCGTCTCGCGTGACAGTATCGTCAACGATCTGCGCAGCATCCACGATGCTTCGGCTACGCGCTTCGGTAACTTAGCAGCAGATGCGGTCAACGGGCGGATTGCGCCGGCGACGTTCAACGAGATTATGAAGTTTGAGTTGAAAGACCTTTATAATTCGACTTCCGCCCTGGCGCGCGGCGGCTGGTCGCAAATGGACGCGGCAGCCTGGGGACGCAACGGGCAGATTCTCCGCGGTGAGTACGGCCATCTCGCCGGCTTCGCCCAGGACATCGCAGACGGCAACCTGACGGCGGCACAAGCGGCGGCGCGCGCCAAGATCTACGCCGGCAAAGCGTACTCCCGCTACTGGGCCGAAGACCTGCTACGCCAACAGGCGCGCGGTGAGTACAAAGAAGCACGTTGGAACGATACCGGGGATAGCGCGGAATGCCACGACTGCGAACGGCTGGCCGCGATGGGATGGGTGCCGCTCGGCGCACATGGCACGGTGCCGGGGGCGGGTGACACAGACTGCCTGGGCGCCTGTCGCTGCGATCTTGAGTATCGCGCCGCGCCGGTCGTCAACTATGACGCGAGTCAGCCGCGAGATCCGGCCGGCACAGCAACCGGGGGGCAGTGGACAGATGATAACACGAAAATAAACGCGTCTGAATGGCCTGTCTTGGACACATCTAGTGGTGAAATTGCAGGTATTCCGGTAACTGTCTATCGCCACGATATACCAATTTCTAAATTTGGCCGGCAAACTCTTTCTTTCGATGAAGGTGTTGGCTTAATAGTTCATGCTGGAAAAAATCCGTCAGATGAACAATTTTCCGATCAACTCGAAATATGGTTGACAGGTGCCGACTATCTTCCTCCCGATGGAACATTCTACAGATACACGAATAACAGAGAGGAAATCGGCCTGCTTACAAGAGGAGAATTACGGGCATCGCGAGATCAACGAGATGGCACATCCGAAGAGGGTTTATCTGTTAGTCGTCACGGGGCTTATGCTTTGTTCGGATATAAATACGGTTATGTGGTAACAGGAGATATACGGCGTTTGGGCTCCGATGGCGAGCCGGTTTTAGAAATGTCAACTATACGGCCTTTATCGAAGTTGAAATCATCAAATAAAATTGCTGATGAGTTTTCTAAATCGCAAAAAGAGAGCCGTAGTAAATTCGCAATTCGACATGGAATAACTGAAGATCAAATCACTAAATTACGTTCTTTCGCTATCAATAGAACTTCATTGCGCAAAACAATCAAAGGCTGGTCGTCATGGTAGGTAGTAATCAAAAGTAGTCAAACACGGAGGCACAACATGAGCATGGTTCCTGGCGCGCTGCCGTCAGCGCGCACAGTTGTCACGGTCGGCGCCGACTGAACTGTGAATGAAGTTCCAATACACGGCTATTGACTTTTCGTGCTATAATGAGGGCGTGATGTGGATTGACTTGCGCGAGCCGGTGACTAACAGACTGTTGGCGCGTTTCGAGCCAGCCCGCGACATTCTGGAAATCAAACTTCGGGATGTCAAGACGGTGATTGACTTGAGTCAATACCGTGAGCGCCCAGGCGCGCCGCGCATCAACGAGCGCCAAGAGCCGCCGAAACAACCCTAACAACCACATAACTTAGAGCGTCCTGAACGCCTTTGGTTGAGCGCATCTAGCGCCAGACCGGGGCGTTTTGCGTTTACGAGCCGAGGGTAGTATGAGCGATCTTGTAACCAATCTAGCCGAAGCGACCTGCTGCACGCGGCGCGAGCTGCTGGGCGGCAAAGAGCATTTGGTCGTGCCGACGGTGATGCTAACGCCTGGCATCGTCAACGGCGAGTTTGTCAGCGCCGCCGAGATTGCCGCCAGCGTCATGGCCTGGAACGACGTACCGATCCCGATTGAGCATCCGCGCGAGCGGGGTCTGCCCATCTCAGCACGCCAACCCGGCGTGTTGGAGCGCGCGGTTGCGGGCCGGCTGTACGGCGCGAACATCGGGCCGACGGGAAACCTGCGCGGCGAGATGTGGCTCGACATCGGCAAGGTCGGCGCGCTGGGCTATGCCGCCATGCTCGAATTGTTGGAAGCCGGCGGGCCGGTGGAGGTTTCGACGGCCTACTATCGCGACTTGGACACCACCACGACAGGCACGGGATTTACCGGGGCGGCCAAGAACCTGAAGCCAGATCATCTGGCGCTGCTACCGCACAGCAAGGGCGCCTGTTCGTGGGAGAATGGTTGCGGCGCGCCGCGGCTGAACGAAGCTGAAGTCAACTCGGACGGTGAGCCGGACGCCCGCACGTCTGCGCCAGCCGCACCGATGACGATAACACCTGGAGGTAACAAGATGGAAGATGACAAGACTGTAGTCACGAACGAGACGACTGTAGTCCCTGAACTGACGCCCGCGCCGCAACCGGAAACCGTGCCGGCTCCGGCTGTGAACGATAATCTGGTGGCCCTGGCGGCAGTAATCGAGGAGTTTGGCGGCGTGGCTGCGCTGCGCGAAGCCCTGGATGGTCTGAAGGTCAACCGGGACAACGAGCGCGCCGGCCTGCTGACCGAACTTACCACCAACGCGCGTGTGACCTTTACGCCCGCGGAGTTGGCAACCTGGCCGACGGCATCCTTGCACAAGTTGGCGGATGCGGTACGGCCGGCGGACTACTCAGGGCGCGGCGGCCCGCGCACGAATGCGCAGGATAACGGCGGCTGGCATGTGCTCGTCGCCCCGGAGGTGAAGTAATGGCTAGTTCCACTCCCCACGTGATCGTCTTGCAGACGAACGAGGAAGGGGCCGAGCGTCCGATCTGTGAAGCTCTGGCAACCACCACGACCATTGTGCCGGGCCACTTCGTTGTGTTTTCGTCCGGCAAGCTGGTCATCAACGCTACATCCGGCGATGTCGATGCGCCCAAGATGGTGGCCGTCGAGAACCCGTTCGCGGATGTGGCATCGGGCGCGAACATTGACCACGCCTACGCGACTGACGAGACCGTGCGCTATATCTGGGCGCAGACTGGCGACCTGATCTATGCTTTCCTGGCAACGGGTCAGAACGTCGGGCGGGGTGCTTCGTTGATCTCGGATGGCGCGGGCGGCCTCACGGCTTGGTCGAGCACCGGCATGGTGTTGGCCTTTGCCGATGAGGACCTCAACAACGCGACGGGCAGCCAGGCACGGCTGAAAGTGAGGATCGCATGAGCGCGGAAGTACTTTCGATCAATTCCCAGGCGGGCATGGCTGCGGTCTACGGCGGCGCGCGGCCCATCGTTAACGACAGCAACAACGAGGCGCAGATTCGGACGCCGCGCGGCCTGACCGTCAATTCGTTGCTGACTAAGATTGAGTGGACGGAGATCGACGCCGCGGTGATTGCCGCTGCGGTGCCGAATCTGCCCGTGCTCGACATGCTACGCCGGCATGGCCTGACCCAACGCTTGGGCGGCCTGGGTACGCTGGTATCACAGTGGACGGTCGCAGGCGAGATGACCGCGGCGACGATCAACCTCACCGGCCAGGGCAAGGGCGAGAACGATCTGCCGGAAAGCAATGTAGCCGGCGTGCCGGTTCCTGTGATTTTCAAGGAATTCAGCATCGGCGCGCGCACCCTGGACGCTTCACGGCGCTTGGGTGATGGCCTCGACACGACCGCCGCGGTAGCTGCGGCGCGCGTCGTCGCGGAGTCTATCGAGTCGCTGATTATCGACGGCTCGACCAACATCAGCCTGAACGGGTCGATCATCTACGGCTTGACCTCCGAAGCGCAGCGCAACACTGACACCGCAGCCAACTACGGCGGCGGCGACTGGGGCACGTTGTCGAATGTCACGCCCACCATCGCGGGCATGATCGCCGCCGCGAGCGCCGACAACTTCTATGGCCCGTTCGGGCTGCTGGTCTACCCGACGCAGTACTACCAGGCGTCAATGGGCTTCTACACCGATGGCAGCGGGCAAACGGCTTTGCAGCGCATCACCGGCATGTTGGGACCCGGTTCCGAGGTCCAGATGTGCCCCAGCTTGGCGGCTGGCGAGGTCGTGCTGTTTAGTCTCAATCGCAGCGTAATCGACTGGGCGGAAGCCTTGCCGATGCAAACGCTCGAATGGGCCTCCGGCGACGGCATGGTGAGTCATTTCAAGATCATGGCCGTGGGCGCGCCGCGCGTGAAGAACAACGGCACCAGCAAGTCGGGCATCGTCCACGCTACGGCGGCTTAAAGGGAGGGCATGATGACTATTCGGACCCCGGCCCAACTAAAAGCGCAGTTTGTGGGCACTGATCCCGCGGATCAAAACAGCGACCTGGTGGATACCATGTTCCCCCAGGGCGGTAACTGGTACTTCGTGGACGCCGTGAGCGGCTCGGACACGACCGGCACGGGCACGCTTACCGCGCCGTATGCGACTGTGAAGAAAGCCTATGACCAGACGGTTGACCTCCATAACGATGTGGTGGCGGTCGTCGCGCGCGGTACGTCCGTGACGGAAGCTGCCGCGCTGGTCTGGTCCAACAGCTACACGCATTTGATCGGCCTCTGCTCGCCTATCCCGGATGAGCAGCGGGCGCGCATCAAGTGCGCGGCGGGGTTGGTGACGACCCCCTTCGTTACCTGGTCGGGCAATGGGTGCATCGTCAAGAACATCTCGTTCTGGCACGAAACCACCTCGGCGCTCGGCCTGGTCAACGTATTGGTGAGCGGCGGGAGGAACTACTTCGAGCATTGCCAGTTTGCCGGCGCGATTGGCACGAACAACGCCACGGGCGCGCGGTCACTGATCGTCGGCGGCGCCAGTGCGTCCGGCAACACCTTCCGCGAATGCACCATCGGCAACGATACGATCCAGATCGTGGATGGCGTCTACGGCTTGGAGTTCGTGACGGGCGCGATGCACACCAACTTCCTCGATTGCACCTTCAACCATTCGGCGGCTGCGACGACCAACGCCCATATCTCCATCGCGGCTGCGACGGGGGTGGGGCGGCGGAACATCTTCAAACGCTGTTTCTTCCTCAACGAAACCGCTGTCGCGCAAGCTGAAGTGTTCACCATCGGCGCGGCACTCGCGCGGGCGAATTACATCTACATGCTCGACTGTTGGATGTATGGCGTGGCGAAATGGGACAGTGCCAACTATGGCGTTATCACCAACATCACGATTGCGGCGAATACGACGGGCGTCAATACGGGCAATCTGATGAAGGTCACGAGCGGGTAAGAGGTGCTGTATGCCGTGGGTGAAAGTCAAACCAGGTTACACGTATGGCGCTGACCGGCGCTATCAGGCCGGGGATGTGCTGGAAGTCACGGCAGACGCGGTGCGGGACTTCGGGGACAAGTTTTTCGTGGTTCCCGCGCCGCTCCACACCGAACAAGCCGCGCCGGCGCTACCTGTGACGGCTGCGACAGTAGCCACAGAGGCGCCGGCGCCAACTAAACGGGGCCGGCGTGCCACCACAAAGGGGTAGAACATGGCGAGCAAGATCCCGCAAAAATCACTTTCAAACATCATCGCGGCCTGGGTGGCAGTGTGCGACGTGCGGGCCAAGCTCGTCATGTCCAACACCACCTGTGATACGGAGATTGACGCGATTGACCATCTGGAGGACTACACCACCATCGACGTGTGTGACGCCACGGGCTACGCCGATGTGACGTGTACCGGCGAAGCGGTCGCACCGGATGACGTGAATAACCGAGCTGAGTTTGACTTAGATGACGTGGTGTTTACCGGCCTGGTCGGGGATGCCACGCGCAACTACGTCGGCGTGCTGCTTTACGAGTATGTCGATGGTACCACCGCCAACGACAAGACGCCGATTTATATCGAGTTTACCGCGCCGATCCCGAAAGAGGCGACGCAAGTCACGGTCCCGTGGGACGTGCAGGGCGTGCTGCAATTCGCGCAAGCCTAAACCGGCCGGAGTAGGGTATGGGCGCGTTCTGGTGGTGGTACGGTAAGCCGTCGATCAACGAGCAAAGCGCAGGCGTCGCGCCGCTCGTGGTCGCGGTCGCGCTGCCTGCCGTTACGGCAACCTATGTCAAGTCCGGCGCGCCGGAAGTCCTTCCGCTGGCAATTGCCGTTACTTTACCCGTCGTTACGGCGAGCTACACCTACGTTCACACGGCGGCGGTTGCGCCCCTCAGTATCGTCGTCACGATCTCGCCGGCCTATGGCGAGGAACAAACTGGTTTCACTGGTGTAACCGCGGCGGTCACGGTCGCGGTCGCGCTGCCTGCCGTCGCCGCAACCTACGTTATCCATCCGCTCGGCTTGCCAACCCCGCTCGCCGTTGGCGTTAGTACGCCGGCAGTCACGGCGAGTTATGCCTCTGTCCTGCGTGCCACAGTCGCGCCGCTGACGGTTGCCGTCACGGTGGTTGCGCCCACCGCCAATGTCGGCGCCCAGACGCCGCACGTTACACCGCTGGCGGTGCGGATTACAGCGCCCGCGCTGACTGCGCGTTATGTCTGGCAACAAGGGGCAACCGTTACGCCGTTGCGGCTAACTGTTGCCCCTATCGCACCGCGCGCCAGCTATCATTACGCAGTGGCGGCGGGCGGCGCGCCGCTCGCGGTGGCTGTGCGCTCCCCGGCGATCACGGCTTACGTGTCGGCCAGCTACACGGCGCACAGCGCGGCGCTAGGCGTGCGCGTGACGCTGCCCAGCGTGACGACGCAGAGCGTCATTCCCTGTACGGCGGCGGTTGTAACGTTGCCCGTCGCGGTGCTGCTAAGTCTGGTCACAGCCCGCCTCCAGACGCCGGGCTGCCGGCTGTACGAGGTGGCTTTCGAGGATCGCGTGTCTGTCGTCAAGGCCGAAGATCGCACCTACACGGTGCCGTGGGAAGATCGTTTTTACGAGGTGAGGTGTGGGTAGCAGCAACCGTTTCAACAAAGACCCGGATGCGGTTCTTGACTTCGGTATCCCGTGGGCGGACTGGCTGGCCGGCGATACGATCCTGACCTCGACCTGGCTGGTGCCGACGGAGATCACGTCAACGCTGGCAACCAACACCACCACCCAGACGACGATCTGGCTTTCCGGCGGCACAGTCGGCACGGAGTACGCGCTGCGCAATCGCATCACGACGGCGGGCGGGCGGACACAGGATCAAACAATCTACATCACCATCGAGGAGCGTTGACATGGGCTACACCCGCGTGCAGGTCAAGACGTACCTGGTCAACGAATTGGCCGCCCTGGTTGCGGAGGCCAAGCAGCCCGCTACGGACTCGCCCGCTGGTTTTGGGCCGGCGATTGACAAGGCGCTGCGCACGCTGGGCTATGCGGAGACGACTTTGGCGACGGCCACGGTGAGCGACGCCCAAGTGCCGGCCTATCTGGCGCTGAGTAAGTATCACGCTTTATTGCGCATCTGGGCCACGCTCGCGACGCGCGCCGACGTGCAGGCGCGCAACGTCATGGGGCCGCGCGCGCAAGTCTTCCAACACGTGCGCGACCTGGTAAACATTGCTGCGGCGGAGTGCGCGACGTTCGGCTATCCCGTCGGTAACGTCGAAGGCCAACCCACTATGCAGAGTGCTTTCTTCGGGGTGTACTGATGACCGTTTGCCTGTGGGCCGATCTCGACACCTATCTGGCCGGCGCGGTGACCACCGACCTGGGGGCGAACAGCGCGCTTTATACCACCTTGCGCGTCGCTGAAGTAACGGTCGGACCGCAGATTGACGAACAGCACGCCAACCTGCCGGCGGTGTTGATCGTCGGCCAACGGCTGCTCTACCGGCTCAACGATTACGGTGCATTGGCCTCGGAGTATCCCTATTTGCTCGCGGTGGTCTACGGCCACGAAAACTACTTGACGCTCAAAGCCAACCTGCAAGAGTTGGCGCGGCGGTTGCGACTGTCAATCTGGGAACGCGGTGTATTCGGCGGGCTGGCTTCCTCTGACGGTGAGCGGGTTTGGGATACAGAGTTAGGGGATATCGAACTGACGACCTGGGGGCCAGTCGAAGGCTTGTACTACGGCGCGGCCGAATTGCCGTTGACCGTGCGGAGCGCCTACTGATGATCGGTGTGATTGTCGAAACCAACGTCCTGGAAGTCACGCAGGCTTTGGAACTCAAAGCCAAACGTCTGTCGCAGGCCGTCAAGGACACGGCGGCGGACTTGGGCAATCGCGTGTGGCTGGACTATCAGCGCACGGCAAGCACCTGGGTACATCGTCCGCTGTTCACGCGCGAGATCGAAACCAACGGCGATACCGTTACGCTGCAAGTCGGTACTGAGGACACGATCTATCTGTTCGTGGACAAGGGCACCGCGGCGCATTTCATCTTTCCGCGCAGCCCTGGCGGGACGCTGGCCTTCCAATGGGGCGGGCCGGGCAGCTATCGCGCCGCGACGCGGCCGGGCATCCTGGGCAGCCGCACGCACGGCGCCAGCGGGCCAGGCATCTTCCGCAGGTATGTCGAGCATCCCGGCACGGCAGCACGGCGTTTCTCCGAAACGATCCAAGCCAAGTACGACCGCATGGCGGACGAAATCGCAACGAAGCACATTCGGGAGTGGCAGAACGCATGAGGCTCAATTTTGGCTGCGGCGCCTATAAACTCGCCGGCTACACTAACATCGACGCAGATCCCGAAGTGGACGCCGATGTCCACGCCGAGGCGCTGGAGTTCCTAGACCGGCTGACGGCGGGCGAGGTTGCGGAGATTTACGCCGGGCATTTCCTCGAGCATCTGGAACGGCCGGCGGGGCTGCGCTTTCTGCAGGAGTGCTACCGGGTGCTCGCGCCGGGTGGTATCTGCGGCATCGTCGTGCCGGACACACGCGAGGTGCTGAAACGCTATGTCAACCTGTCCATCGAGGCGCTAAACTTCGAGAATCGCCTGTGGTACTTCAGCGACCTGGATGACGTGTGCGACTGGATTCTGTATAGCACGGTGCAGCCCTCTCGCCATCTGTGGGCCTATGATGAGTTTACCCTGCGGCGCATTATGCAGGAGGCGGGCTTTACCGACCTCGCGCGTATTGACCGCTATCGCGATCCGCGGCTGGCAGACGGGGCCTTTTTTCAGTGCGGCTATCAGGGAGTCAAAGCATGAGCACAACGCAAACAGTTATCCGGGTGATTAAGCACGCGGCAAACTGCTGGTACGTCTGGGAGATGAACCCCAACGGCACGGGCCGCAATGTGCTGGCGTCTTTCGCGACAGAGGCCGCCGCGAACGCGTACGCCGCGACTTATAGAGGGCATTGACGCAAATGCGAATCCTATCCGTTCATCCTGGCGCGTCATGGGCCACGGCGGATGTATGGCAAGGCGTACACGATGCTATGCTGCGCGCCAATGTCGAGGTGGTCGAGTACGCGCTGGATGGCCGGCTGACAAACGCAAGCTCATGGCTAGACTGGTGCTATGAACACAACTCACGCCCGGAACGTGTCACGCCGCCGAGCTTTGCGGATAAAATCTACCTGGCGTCAAGCGGCATTGTCGAGCGCGGGCTGATGTTCGGCGCCGATTGGGTGATTGCGGTTGCCTGTGGTTGGCTGCATCCCTATGCGCTGAACATGGCACGGCAGGCCGGCTTGCGACTGGCGCTGATTATGACGGAAAGCCCGAACCAGGACGCCGATCAATTGCCGTGGGCGCGGCTGGTAGACATCGTGTGGACGAACGAACGTACAAGCGTGCCGAAGTTCAAAGAGATCAATCCTAACACGCATTATTGGCGGCATGGTATTGATCCCGCCAAGCACCATCCCGGCCCGCCCGATCCCAACGTGGCCGCGCATGACGTGGTGTTCGTCGGCACGGCTTGGCAGGAACGCATTGACCTGCTCTCCGCCGTAGACTGGACGGGGATCGACCTGGGGCTGTACGGCTCTTGGGAATTGCTACCGGAGGATGCGCCGCTGCGGCAGTACGTGCGGGCGGAAGTCGTGGCGAACGATCTGACGGCGGCGCTCTATCGGAACGCTAAGATTGGCGTCAACCTCCATCGGACTTCCAGCCATTACGAAGTGGGTGGCGGGACGCACATCGTAGGGGCTGAAAGTCTGAATCCGCGCTGCTATGAGTTGGCAGCGACGGGCTGCTTTTTCGTGACGGACTACCGTGCCGAAGTGGGGGAAGTGTTCGGGGATGCGGTACCCACCTTCCGCACGGCCAACGAACTCGAAAGCCTGCTGCGCTACTACCTGGCCCACGACGCCGAACGCCAAGCGCGCGCGGCGGCCTTGCCGGCGCTGGTGGCAACGCAGACCTTTGACCGGCGAGTCGCTGAAATGCTCGCCGTGTTGGATGCTTATCGCGGCTGAGAAAGCCGCGTCAGGAGTGAAACTATGTCGCGCTACGCGGGCAAAAAAGGGTTAGTTTACATAAGTACGAGCGGTACAGGTGTTGCCACCAGTATCGCGCAGCTTACGAACTGGACGCTGGACATGACCACCGACAAGCTGGACACAACTTGTTTCGGTGACACCAACAAGACGTATGTGCAGAGTTGGAAAGACATCAAAGGGACCTTCAAAGGTCTCTGGGATGATTCCACCGATTCGCTCTTTACGGCTGCTGATTCGGCTGACGGCGTGAAAGTCTACCTTTACCCGTCGTCGGACGCCATCTCGAAGTACTTCTACGGGCCGGCGTGGCTCGATGCGTCCGTGTCAGTGGACGTGAGCGGGCGCGTGGAAACAAGCGCCAGCTTTGCGGCCAACGGCAGTTGGGGCAAGAAGTAGCACAGGCGGGGCCGGGTGGCAACGCCCGGCCTTGCCACAAGGAAGGGGATCAGATGAGCGAAACTAAGGCGATGCCAGTGCGCACGGTGCGAGTCGAGTTGACGGATGCTTACGAGGGCTTCTGGGCCGACGTGCAGACGAATTGCACCTATGCCATCAAAGAGGAGTTTCAGAGCGACGATCTGGCGCGCATCTGGGACGCGTTCGGCGGGCTGATTCAGGCGTG